TCGATCAGCACAATGTACGCCTGCCGTACCGGGTCCTCGTCAGCCATCCTCTACCTCCGCTTCTTCTGTCTGTTTTCCTTGAGCCGCCTATCCCTGGGGGGTCCGGGCTTCACCCGCCCCTTGGCCATCCGATCATGCCTCCGGGATCGCGATGACGAACACGGTGACTGCCCCGGCCGCTGCGGCACCCCCGGCGGTGATTGCGATCTGGAGCGCCTTGTTCGCTGCCAGGGTCCCGGCGCCCACCAGGACGTCGCCCGCCGTGCCGGCAGTGACGTCGAGGAGTGCCGTTGCGTCTTCGTCCTCGATCGAGAACTCCGCGCCGTCGGCGATCGTCTCGCCGACCAGGGCGACGACCAGGCAGGCCCGGGCAGCGTCGTCGGCAGTGAGCAGGGCGATCGGGGACCCTTCGGAGTCATGGGCGACGGTCTTCACGGCCCCGAGCCCGGCGCCGAGGGCCGACGCGAGCGACGCGGTATCCGCGAGTTTATCTGCCGTTACCGCGCCTGCAGCGATCTTGGCAGATGTTACAGCATCGGCTGCCAGTTTCTCACCGGTTACCGCGGCGTTTGCGATCTTGCTGGTAGTTACTGCCCCTGCAGCGATCTTGCTAACGGTCACCGCACCGTCGGCAACCGCGGCTGCCGGCTTCGAGTTCACGCCATCGTGGTCGTGACCAGCTGTCGGCGAGAACAGCTGCTCAAAAAACTCCCGCTGCGAGCGCGGGAAAGGAACTTTGTCTAACAGGCCCATACGGGTTTACCTCCTTGAGTATGGGCGGGGATATCCCCCGCCTGTAGTGGTCGTCTGTCTATGCTACGAGCGTGTCAGTGATGGTGTCCTCATCGACGTCCGAGCCGAGGATGGCATCCTGGTCGGTGCCGGCGAGCACGTCCCCGACGATGAACACGACCGTGTCCGCAGCGGCCCACTGGTCGCCGGCGGTGCCGTCGGTACCGTAGATGACGTCTATGGACCCCCGGCCGTTGACGAGCGAGATCTCGGTGTCGGCGCTCGGGTGCGCGAGGTCGCCGTCCTCAAACGTCGCGACGCCGTGGGTCGACGCCACAGTGGCGACGAGGTTGATGGCAAGGTCGCCGTCGAACCCGTCGAGGACGTGGCCGGCCCCGTCCACCAGGGCCACTTCCAGCGTCCACCGGAACTCCCCGGTAGACTCGATGGCCTCGTTGATGGCCGCTGCGCTGTGTCCCGGGGCCGCAGTCTGGATCTCAGCGGCGAGGACGTCCAGGATTGCTGCCCGTGCCAGATTCAGCACGGAATACAGCTTGTTCGGGACGTAGGTGTGCTGCTTGAAGGTGTCGAAGGTTGCGCTACGTTCTGCCATGCTTCGTCACCTCAGGCGATCCTGTGCGTGTACTTGACGATCCGCACGTTCTTCGGCTCGTAGACTCTCAGCCAGTTCGCGGGGTTCGCGAGTTCGGCGTTGGTCGGGCTGGACCCGGCGACCGCTGCATCGGTCCACCGGACCCCCCGCGGGTGCAGGAGGAAGTGCCGCCTGTTCACGAGGATGTCGTCGCCGGAGCGGGCGTCCCGGGTCGTCTCGGTCGGGACCGGGGCTCCGCCGTCCCCGTCGCCG